AATGTTGCTGATTCAACATTCCAGTCAGCTCCAGTGGAGGCTTATCAGCGAGCTCATTATATAGATAAGAAACAAAAATGTCCCCATGAGCATGATTTATCCTTCCAGCAGACACTGCGGAAAGACGGGTATATAAAATATGCCATCTGTCTTAAAGATCGCGCCATACATGTTCAACATGAGAATGATATCTTGCCAAAAGAGTTGAAGAATGTTTATTTAACAGAAAAAACTAGAGAGAAAATATTCGAATATCAACATTTCTTTAAATGGAATATTATACGAAAATCAGAATGGTGCAAATCACACATTAATTATGGCTTTTATAATAATGGTGAAATGATTGAATTAGGCACAGTCAATGAATTCAAGATTTGTTTATTTGAGGGGGAAATATCGTTATGGTCACAGCAATGTCAACCGATAACTGAGAGTACATTACCGTTCGATACATGGACTTCATATCATTTTAATCGTTCTAGTCCAAATCATTACCATTCATTCTTGTATCAAACTCATCGTAAAGAAGATCAATTTTTCGTGCCTAAATTTCAACAGATAGAGTATCCATTGTATCAGGATGATCTGGGAGTCGTTTTCAAAAATGAATTAAATGGACTATCTTTTGAAGAAAAGAAGAAAATTTCAGAAAGGGAGAATGAAGATTGGGAATGTGCAACTCCATATTTCATAAATGAAAATATGAAAGTGTGTAGGAAATGTGCCTGCATACACAAAAAACCCAAGATAATTGTTAATATTAATAGCACTAATAATTCCCGCAACCCTTACATAGATTATTATCTTCAAATTGAAGCAAAGTTTTATTATCAATTGGTGAAGATAGCCACTTTCATTGGCGGGGTGACCCTAATACCAATGGCAGAAGCTAATTCTTCATTCACGACAACCATTCCTGCAACCATACAGCATACCCTGCTATGGATACAGGAAGGTTTATATTTATCATTCAAATCTCTTACAGGTATTTATTATTATATAAAATCGTGCACATACCTGGTGTACGTCTTTCATTTGATTATACATTATCTTTTTATTTTTTC